TGGTTTAATTTCAATCATAATCGTTTGAGGATTACCTAAACCATCTTTCTTATGTACTATCACATCAGGAAAGTACCTATGTATACGACCGTCTATCGGAGAACGATATGGAACAATCACTTCCTCTGATTGCCACCATATAACATCATTATGTAAATCAAGCCACTTAAATACTTTAAACTCCCATAAAGACCTATAAATAATCTTTGTAGGGTCACCTTTATACTTTTCGGGATGCTTTGGTCTAAATCTACCCTTATATGCCATAATGTACTTTCCGATTTCCGTTATAAATAATAAAATTATCCGTATACATATTTATTAGAAATTGTCGGAAGGGATCCAAGGAACAAAGAATGGCAAGACCAAATCAATCAATCGGGCAGCGTAAAGGCGGATCTTCTATGAAAAGAAGACAATGGCCTTCTGCTAACTTTCCACATGGCATTCAGTTTATCTTTAAAGATTATAGTTACGACGAGTTTATTACAAAAGCTCCGATTGGTAACTTTAATACAGAAGGCGAGTTTGGAGAAGGACAAACAGTTTGGCAAACAGCCTCTACACGCCGAGCAAAAGAAACTGATTCTTTTGTTTTAGAATTGCCAATACCAAAATCATTAACGGATGCAACGGGTGTAAGCATTGGTGGATTTGAAAGAAGTTTCATCGAAAGCTTTTTAACAACACAAGCTGCTTCCGCAATGTCAGATCCACTCGCAACTGCCAAGTCATTAGGAGATGCAATTGCTAATGCAGCAGGTGGAGCCGTAAGTGGTGATTTTAGTATGCTAGGAGACCAGGCAGATACATTTAAAAGGTTGGTGTTAACATTAGGTACTTCTGTATTAGGACAATTGGGTTTAGGCGAAAAATCAATTGGTGCTGTTTCAGGTTCAGTGCAAAATCCACAAAGTACATTATATTTTGATGGTGTTGATTTAAGATCTTTTCAATTTTCTTGGCAAGTATATCCAGCAAATAAACAAGAAGCTGATGAAATAAGAGATATTGTTAGAGAAGTAAAAGCAAGAATCTTACCACAAGTTCAAGGTTTAAATCCAACAAATGCCGACACGGCAACAAATCAGCTTACACAATCTTCTTTAGGAAGAGCTTTCTTAAAATACCCTTCAGTTGTTTTAATTAATTTATTAGGAGTTGATGAATCTCATTATTTAAGATTTAAGCCTTGTATGTGTAAAGGCATTAATATTGATTATGCAGACAATGGAAGTATATTAACAGTAGCAGAAGGTGGTGTACCTTATGGCATTTCAATCAGTATGGACTTTATGGAATTAGAAATTCAAACAGCAGAAGATTATGGAAGAGAGTCAGGCAATTCATTAGACGTGGCAATGTCATCGCTTCCACCACAAGAAGAGGCAGACACCGATGGCTAAAAAATATTTTGAAGATTTTCCAGTAATAAAATATCAAGGAAGGAATGTAAGAGATATTTCCAGGCGTGCTTCTTTTATAAGAGCAGTAGCAAATAATCCTTTTCTTTATTATTCTTATACGGTAAAGGATGATGAAAGGGCAGAAGATATTGCATTAGATTATTATGGTTCAGTAGATTATGTTTGGCTAGTTTATATGGCAAACAATATTATAGACCCATATTACGAGTGGCCTATGGACGCTCAAACATTTAACGATTACTTAGTAGCAAAATATTCAGCAGAGTCAGGTCGGGTTGGAGAATCCGTAATTGATTGGACTAAAGACGAAACAATTGATGAAAATATTTTATACTATGTTAAAAAAGTTTAGGAAGAAATAAATGGCAGTTGATGATATAGTACTAGCACCGGAATCGTTCCGAACAATTTATCTTCGTCGTGAGGACCGAGTCATTTTGCGTACTGAAAGAGGACAGAAGATTATCGTAAAAAGAATCATTCCTGATGATTGGGTTCCTTATCGTATTTACGAATATGAATCTCAACTTAATGATAATAAGAAAGAGATTCTTTTATTTGATAACTCGTTCTTAAATCAGCTCACGGATGAATTTGCACAAAGCGTTGGTGAGTAATGGAAACTTTTAATCCTGGATATTGCACAATAGAAAAGGCAGAGTTATCCACATACGATGGTGTGGGTGAAGATATCACAGGAATCATTGGTACATTTGTCTTACAGCAATCAATGGATAAGGGAACATATACAGGAAGCATTGAAGTTTTAGATTCTGTTGGTCTCTTAGTAAATCTTCCAATCCGCGGTGAAGAAACATTAAAAATTAAATTAAGATGTCACGATTTACAAACCGTCGTTGATTTAGTTACACAAGTAGTTTCTATTAGTGATGTTGAAGTTGGCGGTAAAGGCGGTGACAAATATACTTATAGTATTAACTTTATTTCAAAAGCTTCGTATGAAGCTTCAAAGGCAAACGTAATTACTGCGTTTAGTAATAAAACTGCTTCTTTCGGTGCAGAGAAAATATTTAATAAGTATTTTAAACCGAATATGAGTTCAGGAAGAAAGTTTAATTTAGAACAGTCTTATGGTGCAGGAAGATTTGTCATTCCTGATTATAGCCCAGCAAAGGCAATGAAATTTCTTGCAGCCAAAGCATATAGTAATAGGTCTAAATCAGCAACATATAGATTCTTTGAAACAATAGAAGGCTATAATTGGGTTACAGATGAATGGCTTTTAGAAGAAGCACAAAAGAAAGATATTAAGAATTTAAAATATTCTCCTATCATTGACCGTAATCCATTACAAGGTGCAGTGATAATTGAAACATTAGAAACATTTAATAATTCAGCTCATGTGAATACATTAAAGGATATGGATTCAGGAGCATATAAAAATACAGTCATGGAGATTGATTTAGTTACTCATAAGAAGACTGTTTTTAATTATGATTATTTAAAACAAAAGAAAAAGTATAAGTCTATGTCAGGTAAAGTCGGTGGTGTTGCTGGATTAAAGCATTCAGAAAAATTTATTAATGAAACCTTTACTTATGAAAATAGCCCTCAGCACGTAGTTTATAGAGATTGGAATCCTAGAGACTTTCAAGTTAAGCCTGGACAAGTACCTCGTGATGAACAATATATGACTGATATTATTCAAAACAGATCCGCATATCATTATCATCTTGTGAATAATATGTGTTCAGCAACTATGAAAGGTAGGTTAGATTTAAAACCTGGTGAAGTAGTTAACTTATCTGTTGTAGAACCTGATGCTGCATTAGAAGGAAAACAGAATAAAAGATTAAGCGGTTATTATTTGATTTATTCAACAGCACATAATATAAATGGATCTGAATTGAGTACTGGCTTAAATATGATTAAATTTAATTGGGATACTGAACAATGATAGACGGCTCAGGAATTGCACAACCACATTTCTTTATAGGAGTTGTGGAAAATAATGATGATCCTTCCCACGAAGGAAAAATACAAGTGAGAGCTTTTGGCATTCACGGTACACACTCAGATATTAAGACTCCTGATTTACCTTGGGCTGTTTGTGCTTCAGGTAATTACGATCCAAATAATCCACCCCCACCTTTAAACTCTTTTGTATATGGAATGTTCCTTGATGGAAGAATGGCACAACATCCATTAATACTTGGTTTAATTCCTGGCACATACAATACAGAACTTGACCCAGAGAAAGATGGGTATGGAGTTATTGCTGCTAAAGACGGTGAATTACTAGGTGGTGATTTTGCTCCAAGAAACTTTAATGCTGCAGGTGGTCCTGATAAATTAGCAACAGGTGAAAAGTTATTAGAAACATACTTATTATCAATGGCAGCAAATAGAGTACATGACCAAAAGATTGCCGACTCCGATGATACTTGGTCTGAACCTCCACCAGCCTACGCAACAAAATATCCATATAATAAAGTAATCAAAACAAATAAGCATAGTATTGAAATAGACGATACACCTGGTGCAGAAAGAATTATGATTCATCACAATAGTGGTGCATACATTCAATTGGATAGTAAAGGTTCAGTATCGGAAAAAGCTGCTGCAGATCGTTATGAGATTAATATTGGAACAAAACACGAAAGCTCAGGTCATAGTGTTGTAACGATTAACGGTAATGCTCATGTATATGTAAAAGGTAATAAGACAGAAGAAATCGAAGGCGATTATAGAATGCTTGTTCATGGCAATGCCGAGTTTGGTGTTGGTTGACAAATGAATCTAAACGCAAGTGACCAAGTTCAGTTAAGAGGTGGTGATGTTAAGTTAGAAGCCAATGCAGGTATTATGACTGTCTTTGGTAAAAAGGAAATTCAGTTTGAAGCAACTAACCAATTAAACTTCGTTGCCAAGAACATTAAAAATACAGCATTAAGTACTTATGATGTATTTTGTACCAAAGCAATTAAATTATCTACACCAGGTGATATACATAACGCTGCTTCAAATATTATTAACCTAGCAAGTGGTTTAATACCTCCTACATTATTAACAGGAACATCAGTGCCAACGCCAGGATGGAGCTTAACAACACCTTCCATGCAAATTGCTTCAGTCACAACATCTCATACAGGAGTATTCAATACAACTGCTGTGAATACTCCGTCAGTTATTGCTACATCAGTCGCGGCAACAAGAGGTGACTTTACAACATTAGGTGCACCGTTGCCTTCGGGTCCTGTATCTTATAACGGAGCATATAGTGTACCAGTTGCTGCAGTTTCAATACCTGTTTTATTACCTCCTGCTGTTTCTGCACCTGCTGTTGCTCCTTTACCTGGCATTACTTCAGGTTGGGCATATCCTACAGGTAATAGTCCAGAATTTATTGCTAAGATATTGAATCCTGTAAATGCTTTCTTATCTGTTATAGCTGACTTTACACCTATTGATTTCGGCGCATGGGGTATGACACCAGCTAAGATGCCTGAACCACCAAGCAAGTCAACGGCAATCGTTCCTAAAGGATATTTTGCTATGGGATATGCAAACGGATATCTTTCTCCGCTTGATGATTCGGCGATTGACCAAACAAGGATAGGAGGATAACATGGCAAAGTGTTTAGATCCTAATGACTTAGTTAGTAATAATAGTTTAGCCGCGGCAAACTTACCTGTCACAGATCCTCAAGGAAGATATACTCTTGCACAAATTGACCAAGTTGCTGCTGATATTGTTTCATCTATTGAAAGAGAAGCCGAAAGCAATCCACTTTCAAGAGCAGTAAATCAATATGGTAATGACATATATCGAGCAACTGATTACTTAAATGGATTATTAAGACAAAGAATTGGTGACCTAGATAGTTATCCTGACCTTTCTGAGAGATGGAGTAGAGGCAATATTTCTAATTTAGAAATGGCTGATTTTATTCAAGGATATAATTATACTCCTAATGGATTTTTAAATGAGAATGATTACAATAGATTAGCAAGAAACCTAGATGCTTATTATAAGAATGATTTTACAACAAGTATACTTGGTGGATTTTGTGATAGGTTTGATTCTATCTTTGCTTCTATTGATGCATTCTTTGATTTGATTGGAGAAGTTGAAGCACTCGTCGGACAAATTATTGACATAGCAAATAAACTAAGAACATATGATGGTATTCAACAATTATCAGTCGCTGCCTTAATACGACAATTAATTGAAGAAATTAAAAAGAAGATTACTGATACGATTGATAAAGTCTTTACCGAAGTACAAGATATTATTGATAACTTTGACCCTGCTGCTATTACTGAAGGATTTGATACATTCATTGATAAGTCAGTCGTAAAAGGTATTATGACAGCAAGAGAACAAACTTGTGCATTCTTTACTGACGAAAACAAAAAGACAATTAAGGATAAGGTAAAAGGATTAATTGATTATGCTGTAAGCTTATTTGAATCTCCTGGCATTGAAGAAATTCAATTCCTTATTGCTCGTATATGTGCATTAGCTGGTGGCATTGAAGCACTACTCAGGGACATTAATAAGCCCATGGATGATTATACAAGAAGGTATAGTACAATCGTTGACAGATTAAAAAGAATATCTCAAATCAATGAATCTACTGCTGTGAACGCAGGAGCCATAAGGTATTCTCCAACAACTAGGCAAGAGGTAATAAATAGATTAGAGGGTAGATGGACTGAGGTAGGTGGTACTGAAAGAACAAACACAGGAGAACCTGCCGTAAATATTCCGCCAATTACTGCGCAGGATTACAGAGATCTTCCTAGGTGTGGAAACGTATTTAAAAATACTGATGGGACATTTAGAATTGACAAGTCTGAAGAAGTATTTGATGAAAAAGAAGGCGACGGAATATATGCATATACGAGAGTTGACCTTGACGTTAAAGTATATTTAAAAAGGCTAAAAGAAACCACTGGTTCAAAGCCACTTACAATAACAAACGGCTGGGTAAGTAGAGCATATAATAAGAAAAAGAAGTGGGCTGAAGACAATTCACATTTAAGTGGAATGGTTATTGATATTAAGAAAGATATGACTGATGTTCCAAAGTTTATTGAAGATGCCTTTAAGTCAGGATTTAAATACGTTAAAGAATATGATGATTTCATTCACTTAGATTTAAGAGATGTAATATAAATGGCAATAGCAGATTACTTATCACCGAGAAAGAAGAAGCCTGAGCTTTATAAGGATTTCCACAAGGATCTTCGAGTAAGCCCAGTGTCAAAAGATCTTGCTTTGCTTAAAGACGAAGACGCGGTAAAAGACGCAATTAAAAATTTAATTTTAACCGACCGTGGTGAAAGACCTATGCAACCTTATTTAGGTGGCAGCATTAGAGAAATGCTTTTTGAGAATCTTACACCGGGTACGATGAAACTTATAAAAGATAGAGTAACATCTACAATTCAAACATATGAACCAAGAGCACAATTAATTGATGTGTTTGTTTCAGGAGATCTTGATGCAGGTTCAGTTGTTGTAAAAATTACTTTCTATGTTCGTAATGCACAACAGCCGATTGAATTAGATGTTATATTAAAAAGGAATAGATAGAGATGGCAAATCCAAAAACTCCAATTACCGAATTAGATTTCGAGAGTATCAAAGATCAGTTTAAAGTATACTTGCAGACACAAACGCAATTCAAAGATTATAACTTTGAAGGATCTAACCTGTCTGCATTACTTGATGTACTTTCGTTTAACAGTTATCAAAATAACTTCTATACAAACATGGCACTTAACGAAATGTTTCTTGACTCTGCCGTCCTCAAGAACTCAATTGTTTCTCATGCTAAAGAAT